AAATGTTTTGTGATTGGAGGATGGTGCCTAAAAAGGCCTGTCACTCATCTTTGGGCTGAGATGGGAGCGGGACAGAAGAGATCACTTTTGCCGGAGCTATACTTACCAGTAACTTGGACTTTGCGTTTACGCATCTTTCCAGGGGAAGTTAAAACACATCTCGCCGCTTATGCGGTCACTTGTGATAGCTCTCTTTATTGCTGGGGCAAACTGGTTTATGGTATTACGACTTGATATCTCTTTTGGCAGTACCAAAACATCCGAACACTATGAATTTCGACTCACCTAATAGTCTCGCTCGACTTGAACTAGCAAAATTGACCCTATGGGTTGCTTTTTCTGAACTCTGCACCTTTGCAATCTCTTTTGGTTGCTTGGCTGCGTGTTCTTTTGTCACCCCCACTCAATTCGTTCATTTCATTCATTTGACCACTCTTATGGTGAGTTGGTTTTCAGTGTGTTTGGGTATATACGCTCTGCATATTTCCAATTCTCGTATTTCATATTCATCCGACTTTGCGAGCACAACCGAAGAGGACCTTACGCGTGACTTCGATCACATGTTAGATCCTTCTTTGGCTGATGTTTGTTCGCCTGTTGAGTCTGTTGGCATCGATGGTGTGTCGCACAAAATTCCTCATACTGATGATTTTGTGCCTTCACTGTTTTTGTCACCTCTGTCTGGTTCTGATGATGAGGAATTCTCATTACCAGAGTATCAGGACTTGACGTTAAGTACAACTACATTGATTCATATGTGCAATTTTATTGCATTTTTGCATATTTTAGTGAATATGATTTCCGATCGTAAAAAGATGAAGACCAGTGCGGTTTCGTGTTTAGTATTTTTGTATGCAAACACGTTACCTATAGCTGGTATTCGGGTAGTTTTAGAATCTGCTGCCCAATCATTTTTAAGCGATGGAGGTTATTGTAAGAAAGCCTATGCCATTCCTAGCAGAGGCTGGATTATGTTAGCCGATTTTTTCGGACCCATTTTGCGCCGTATCAATGGTTACCTATTTGGTAGTGTTGATTTTCTGAATGGAGAATTGTGTAGATCTTTCACAAATTTTGTTGTGGATACTAATTTACATGATTCTTCTGAGGGTGGTGCTGATGAGGGTGATTATCAGAGTATTTCTGATGTTCACGAGCGCATAGCGTTTATTCGGAAAAATTGGCGAGATGTGTATACTAGTGATGTTTTATTTCGGCTACGCCAATTTATTGGTTATGTGGCTGGCTATGTATTTTGTTATTCCAATCCGGGTGTGGAGGTTTCCACACCACGTGCTTTCGCAATGTGGGGTATTGAGGCCCAACAGGGCACACCCATGACTATTTTTGATTGCGTTTTAAGTACCGCTGAGTTGGTTGCCAAGAACTGCGAAACTTATTCTGTCAGCGGTGATTTTCGTGATTTGTATTCCACTTCGCATGAGCTGCGAGAACTTGAAGCCAAATTGGCTGATATTGAAGGGAATATTGCCGCACTAGAATTGGGTAATTATGATATGACGCCTTTTAGTACTTCTGAGGAAGTATTGGCGAATATCGAGGAGATTATCCAAGACTTGCGTGGCAGACAAGCCACGGAACATGTCCGCAGTGTGCGATTGTGGCTTGATTCGAAGCTTGCTAAATCGCAGGAGCTCTTTATTCGCTTGTTGAAAAGCTCCACTGGCAATTCTATGCGCGAAGCACCTTATGCTATTTTGTTGTATGGAGCTAGTTCTGTTGGTAAGTCGACAGTTGCTAATCAGCTGATGAAGTGCTTGTTGGCCGCGTGCGGTCATGCATCGACATCGCGACATGTAACTGTGTTGAATTTGGCTGATAAATTTCAGTCGGATTATCGTCCACAGCATAGTGGTATCATTTTGGATGACATTGCTAATGCTAAGGCTGAGAGAAGCGATATCAACCACACGCAAATGATCATTGATTTGATCAACAATGTGCCCAAGGCTGCACTTCAGGCTGAAGTTGAGAAGAAGGGGCTTGTGATGCTTACGCCCAAAATCGTCATTGGCACTACAAATGTCAAGGACGTTCAAGCGGGTGTTTATTCGAATGAGCCTTTTTCTATTGTGCGCAGGTTTGCGTACACTTTAACTGTGGCCGTACGACCTGAGTTTAGCAACAAGGATGGAACGCTCGATTCTGCTAGTGTCCCTGCTGGGGGTGCTGTTGATGTGTGGAACATCAAGGTCGAGCGTGCTGTTGGACGTACGTGTGGCGGCCGTCGCACTTTTGTTTATGAAGATGTTTTGGAAGGTAGCTTTGCTGAAGTTGCTAAATTTTTGTGTTCTGAAGCAAAGGGGCACGTGAAGCGCCAACGTAACTTGGTCGATTCGAGTGCTGAACTGTTTGAGAGTGATTTGTGTGAACACAATCTTTTCTCAAACATTTGTGATCAATGCGGCGTTGTTGATGGTGAGCATCAAAGCGGTGTGTTGCAGAACATTTTGTATTGGCGCATTTTGTTGGCTTTCTTTAGCCTGCGCCCTTTTTATGATATTTCGCTGTATGTATTCTTGCAATATAGCATTTTTAACAAGTTTTTGTTGTCTTTTGTATGTTCTTTTTTGATGATGCTTTTTTATAAATGCTCTGTTTTTGCGCTCAATTTAATTGCTGTGTATATGTGGTTGCAATTTTTGCACTATGTGTACATGTGCATAGTTTTTTACCGTGTGCGTAATGCACAGCGTAAAGCTAGTGATATTTGGCGCGAGAGGTTTGGCACCTTTTGTGGTGCTTTGCGAGAGCATCGGCGGCCTCTCTTCTTTTTGGGTCTTACCTTACCCGCTGTGCTTGCTATTATTGGTTTGTGCAGGATGGTCGGAGGCCAATTTCAAGCTTTTTCGGCAGGTGCAGATCCACAACCGGATGATGTACCGAAAGAAAATGTTTGGCAAAAAGTCATGCGCAGACCTATGCCTGTCTCAGAGAGCGCTAAAACTACTTCCTTTGCCGCTTTGATGCGTATGTGTTCTAGATCCGTGCGCTTGGCTGTGGTCAATTCACAGCAAATTACGCATTTATTTCCCATTTGTGGAGATATGTGGGTCATGAATGCACACGTATGGCTAGACAAAGGAGATCATATTGTGATGCGCGTCTTGCGTGGAGACATTGATTCAAATGCCAATATTCAGGATTTGATCTTGCATCGTTCTGAGGTTCATTTTGAGCATGGTCGTGATCTGGCTTTTTTCCGTTTTCGCTCGGCGGGCTCTGTGAAGGATTTTCGACCTTGGTTGTTGAAAGACATCGATTTGAGGGCTTTAGGCAACATCAATGGTAGAATTCCTGCACGGCGGCAAGACGGTCAGACCACTTCCACCAATTTTGGTAAGACGCAAATTGTTGCCCAATATCGCGTTAATACTGACATCTTCCGGGATGTGGTTGTGGCACATGTGCCAGACCATACTTGGAATGGCATGTGTGGTGCTCCATGGGTGGCTGACACTCGTGCTCCATGTATTATGGGTATCCATTTTGCTGGAAAGGGTCCACAGGGCGCGTGTATGCACCTTACTTTGGGTGATGCTGAGAGAGCTATTAGTGCGCTTGCTGAGAAAACAACTGGCGTTATGTTGCAGAGTTCAGGAACTTTACCAACTGAAATTTGCGGCCGCCAGTTTGGGCCCTTAGGCGAAGCGCACGTCAAAAGTCCCACTCAGTTTTTATCTGAGAGGGCCAAGTTGGAGTATTTTGGATCTCATACACTTCCACGTCGAACATTTCGTTCCAAGGTGGAGCCAAGTTTGATTTCAACAACCGTAGCCGATGTTATGGAAGTGGAGAACAAGCATGGTCCCCCTAAGGACATGAATCATTATCGGCATTTTCAGAAGCATCTGGAAGCTGTAACTCACACTAATGATTATTTTCACCCCCAGCATTTAGCTGAAGCTGAGAATGATCTTTTGCGTGCTGTTGATAAGGTGTGTGAGGACCACCCAGAGCAGTTGGACAAGGTGCGTCCTTTGTCGGAAACTGCGATTCTGTCAGGAATTATGGGTGTTAGGGGTTTAGATCGCTTGGACCAAAGTACTTCTGCTGGATGGCCTTTAAATAAGCCTAAGGAGAATTGGATTCATTCTATATCTCCTGCCACAGCTGATGCAAATGAAGTGTTGGAGCTTGACCCTGTAATCAGGGAAGAAGTTGCTCGCATTGAAGCATGTGCTGTGAAAGGTGAGCGATCTTATGCCATATTTCGAGCTAACCTGAAGGATGAGCCTACCAAGCTCACCAAGGATAAAGTTCGCGTTTTTGCAGGTGCGCCGTTGGCGCACTCATTTTTGATCAGAAAGTATTTCTTGATGGTTATCATTTTCATTCAGACCCACCCCATTTCTTTTGAATGTGCGGTGGGTACAGATGCACATGGGCCTGAGTGGAATATTCTGATGAAACATTTGCGCAAGTTTGGCTCGGAGCGCGGGATTGCTGGTGATTACAAAGCGTATGACACCACGATCTCCGCCACTATGCTAGCTTCGGTTTACAAAGTTTTGTTGCATATTATTTTGCGTGCCAATGAGAGGCATGGTAGTTTTAGTGATGACGACATTTTGGTGGTCAAGAGTTTGATTACTGATTTATGTCAGCCGTGTTATGAGCATAATGGCGATATTTTGGGCGTTGTGGGTTCTAACCCAAGCGGCCATAATTTGACAGTTATTGTCAATAATATTGCCAATTCTCTTTACATGAGGTACACTTATTATGTTCTTGCTGATTGTGAGGGCATAACACCTAAGCCATTCAAGGAGAATGTGGCTTTGTTATGCTATGGTGATGATAATATCATGGGTGTGTCTGAGGATACGCCCTGGTTTAATCACACTAACATTGCCGACACGTTGAGCATGTCGGGTGTGGTGTATACCATGGCTGATAAAGAGGCTGAGTCTGTTCCTTATGTAAATTTGGATGACCTGTCTTTTTTGAAGCGCGGAGCACGATTCGAGGAAGACTTGGGTGCCTTTTTGGCGCCAATTGAGATGGATTCCATTTTCAAGAGTCTTCACAATCGGGTTGTGAACCGAACCAGTTGTAGTGCTCGTGAGCATGCTGGTGCTGCGATTTCGGCTGCTTGCACAGAATTTTTCTTGCATGGTCGTGAGGTCTATGAGAAACGTGTGCCGCAGTTGTTGGAAATTGTGGAAAAACATGATTTGAGTAATCAGGTTTTTGATGTTACGGATTACGATGCCAAGCTCGCATTGTACCGGGAAAAGTACTGTTAGTACTTTTCCCTTTCTGTATATTGTATTTTAGAATTTTGTAGGTTATACATATTTGTCCATAAATGTATCGTCCGACTGCATGTTGTACGTTAAGTTGAACACTGCCTGATCTATGTGATCCGTCAATTCAAATTTTGTGCGTTTAGTAGGAATTAGATAGGCTATAGGTTAGATGTAGGGACCCTCGTGTCCTTCCCCTTTTTAGGGGTGGCTTGCAGGCCAATTAAATGCTCAGTCTTTTTTATGTTGAGTTAAATTTTGAAGACTATAATTACCTGACTCACTGATAATATTAATAATAATAGCAGTAGTGTTTCTGCTCATCAAATTACACATTTTAGGGACGACGTGGAAGTGCCACGTAGTCTCCCCTTTGCAGCTCGTGATGAGACTTTCTCGCATGGCTGCACAACGGATTCGTCGCTTGCGGCGTTCCTCGGTCGTCCAATTCGTATTGATTCCCGCGCTTGGACAGTTACTGGTTCGCTCAATTATACCCTCGATCCTTGGGTTTTATTTTTAACTAACCCAAATGTTGTGGGGCGTCTCAACAATTATACATTGTTGAGGGGTGATTTGCGAGTGAAATTTTTGATTAATGGAAATCCTTTTTATTTTGGACGTGCGGTGTGTGCATATCGACCTCTGGATAATCATGATGAAATTCTCACCAATTCTTCCAGTTCGAACAATGACGACATTTATCTCATGGCTTTGTCACAATTGCCTGGTATTGAGCTAGATTCGTGTTCATCACAGGGTGGTGTTATTAACTGTGATTATTTATACCAGAAGAATTTTATGTCCCTTCCTGGTCAGGATTATACTGAACTGGGGGTCATAACAGTTAAGTCATACCAGGCTTTGAAACACGCAAATGGTGGAACTGATCCTATTACGATATCCGCTTTTGCGTGGATGGAAAATGTGGATTTGCATGTTCCTACGACAAATGCGTATCAATCTGGTTCATTGTCTGATGGTCCCATATCCAAGGCTGCATCATCTGTAGCTAAGTATACGGACATATTGTCAGCAGTTCCCATGATTGGCCCCTATGCTAAGGCCACCAGTGAAATGGCTTCCAATGTTGGAAAGTTTGCTCGTGCCTTTGGTTTTTCCCGACCTAATAGGCAGGGAGTAAATATTGGTGTGGTGCAGCGTTCTGCTGGTACACTTGCTAATGTGAACCTTGATGAAAATGTGGCTAAATTATCTCTCGATGCAGAGCAAGAGTTAACGGTGGATCCACGGACATGTGGTTTATCCGCTATGGATGAGATGTCTTTTCAACATATCCTCACCAAGGAGTCTTACCTCACGCAGTTCGCGTGGACTACGACTGACAATCCTGATTCATTCCTCTTCAATGCCCAAATTACGCCTGCTTTGGCTAGTGTGGGCACCACACTCGTGTACTCAAATCCTATTGTGGGGACTACCCCCATGGGCCATTTGGCTGCTCTCTTCCGCTATTGGTCTGGGTCTGTCAAGTTTCGATTTGTGGTTGTTGCATCTGATTATCATAAGGGTCGCTTGCGAGTGACCCTGGATCCGCGTTTCAATGACACCTTGGGTGGTACCGATTGGAACACGGTTTATACTCGGGTAATCGATATTTCAAAGGAGCGTGAATTTGAAATAACAGCTAACTGGATGCAGCCGACTTCATTTGCTGAAATTCAGACCATAGGTGCATCTTCTCACAGTGATACAATCAGGTATACCGGTTATGATGTGGAAACAAATGGTGTTTTGACGGTGGAAGTTCTTAATGATTTAAGCACTCCCAATGTGGCATCTAGTTCCATTTCTGTTATGGTGTATGTCCGTGCTGGTGATGATATGCGCTATATGTCTCCAGTTGACTCTCTTGGCGACCTTACGTACATTAATGGTGATTACCAAGCGGGTGTTCTCAATGTTGATGATGAAGAGTCAAAAGTTGTTGATGAGGTTGCAGGAGCTATATCGGTGCCTGTTCAAGATCATCTTGCTGAACTATATGGTGGAGAAAATATAGTCAGTGTGCGCGCCCTTCTTAAGCGTTATTGGTTCACTCGCTGGGAGATGCGTGACACCATAGGGGTAAACTCCTACACACATCAATCTTGGGATTTTCCAGATTATCCTGTGACAAGGGGGTTTGCAGCCAATGGGCTGGATCTTACGGGCGGTGCGGTCTCATATAACTATTCAAGACTTACGGCCCTCACATATTTGGCACCATGTTATGCTGTTCGTCGCGGTAGTATTCGCTACAAATATATTTTATCTTCATCGATTCCTGGGAATTCTCGCAAACCTGCTTGGGTCTCTCGTGGTAACGGTACTTATAATGCACTGACACGTTTCGCCAGTACTCCATACGCCGATCCTTCTCCATCTGTTGCTACATCTGTGGGTTATGACTTGACTGCTACAGGTGGAGGTGCAGCAGCTGTTGCTACTTCTACTAACCCCGTCCTTGAAGTTGATCTTCCCTTCTACTCCAAATTCCGTTTTGCTTTTGCGCGTAAGTTCAATAACAATAATGGATATGGTGCAGACGATACTAATCGAATGCACCATGTTGTGGAAGTCGTAGGATCTGCCAGTTCGAGTGAAGTTTCTGGTCTCCATCAGTTTGTGGCCACAGGTGAAGATTTTATGTTGAGTATGTATCTTCACTCTCCCGCAGTCATTATTGGTGCAAATCCTGCACCATAAACATTCCTTAAAGCTCAAGACAGCAATCGTCTTGCGCGCTTATTAACCATTGGTTTTTAAGTGGCCAGTGGTTGCAAGTTTCATGATTTTTGCCCTTAGGTTGATAACTTTTGTTATTTTCCTGGCTCGAGCTTTTGCTCTTGCCCACGCTCTTGCGTGTTGGGTTGCATTTGCAAA